GATTTTCCAGCGTTATACGTAAGCGCTGGTACCGAACTTCGAGATTTTAATTCTAAAAGTTTGACGGTAGCAACTTTAGACGCTACCATAAGAGCATACGTATTTGGAGAAGATAATTCTCAAAGCCTCGTGGATGATATCACTCAAGATATTGAGCATGTCATTTATTCTATCGGTGATAATCCTGATAAAGGTATACTAGATATAACAATAGATAGTATTACTTCTGATGAGGGGTTAGCCACTCCATACGGATTAGCAGAGGTTGAACTAACAATAGTCTATAGATTAGACGGATAAGGAGAAAGGGATGGCATCTCTTAATTTACAAAGAAACTCTGAGGTCTTTATGTCCACTGTTGACCTGGTGAACGGTGCGGCTGTTACTGCTATGACTCCAGAAAACACTTGGAAACTTGAAGTGTTAGCTGGTTTTGCCGTTACATCAACTGCTGCTACTCAGGACATTACAAGCCTCGAATCAGGAATAAACCCTGATCGTTCACAGCAGCGCTTTAATACTGCTATTAACCCAGTAGACTGGAATCTTCAGGTTTACCTTCGTCCAACCGGTGTTGTAACTGGTGCTGCCGCAGACTCAACTGATGCAGGATCAACACAAACTGGTAACGTAAAGCCAGTTGCTGACTGGTTTATGTGGCAGTCAATGGTATCTAATACAAAAGTAGCTTCAGGTGCCACTGAACAATCTGTTTGGGAAACAGGTGGAAGACTTCGTACTGTAAACGTAGCTGCTGGTACAGGATCACACTCAAGTCGTTCAAACTTCTCAACAGCTGTTGAAAACCATATGTATTTTAAACTTGATAACGTAATTTTCCAAGTTTCAAATGCTACTGTTAATCAGGCAACTGTTGATGCAGGTATTGAAGAAATTGCTACCACAACTTGGACTGGTTTTGGTACAACAATGAAAGAACTAACAGGCACTCCACGTGATAATGCTGTTTCAGTATTTGGTGGTATTCTAAATGATGGTTCTTCCGTTACAGCTAACTCAAATGCGAGTGAAGCTACAGTAACAGCTCACTATCATCCATATAACCAGATGAATGTTGCTGGTTCTGTTGGAACTAACTCATTCATTAAGAATCGTTTGAGTGCTATTGAGTTCCATCATCAGCCTTCAGCTGGTGGAGCAGATGTTAAGTATACGTTCCCAGTTACAGCTCTTAGCTTTGACTATAATAACAACATTACATACTTAACACCAGAAGAACTTGCAAATCTGAATGAGCCAATTGGTCAGTTCACTGGCACACGTGCTGTAACAGGTTCTGCGACCATGTATCTTCGCTCTGGAGACAATGAGTCAGCTCAATTTATTAGAAATATTCAAGATGACTCTCGTACAGCTTCTGCACAAACTTCAAACGCTAACCTGATCGTCGGTGGAGCAACAGCACCATATGTTGCTTTCCAGCTTGATGCGTGTCAGTTTGAGTTTCCAGCAATCGCTGTTGAAGACGTCATTTCAATGACAGTTAACTTTGTTGGTCAGGAAACTTCTGCTAACAAAGGCAATGGTGGTGAAGTAACCATCTTTGCTGCTAAATCTTAATTATTAAGTGTTTCTGAGGGGGAACACTAACACTTTTTACCAGAAGAGTGCCCATTACTTGCAAATCAAGGTTCCCCCTCACCTTTGAGAAGCAGATATGTAATGGGCACTCGTTTTTTATGAGGGGAAATCATGAGTAAAATTAAAAATCTTGTTGCAAAAGAAACCACTACCTGGGTAGAGTTCCCAGATATTGATGGTTTTGAAGTTAATCTTCGCTACTTAACACGTGAAGATCTAATGAAAATTCGCAACGCATCTCTTAGTTATAAGTTTAATAAACGTACACGCCAGCGTGAAGAAGAAGTTGATAACGACAAGTTTTTGGAGCACTATGCAGAAAAAGCAATCGTTGGATGGAAAGGGCTTAAAGCAAAGCACCTTCCTGTTCTTCTTCCTGTTGATATTTCTTCAATGGACGCTAATGAAAATATCGATTATAGTGAAGAAGAAGCTGTAGAACTATTGAAATCATCTACTGTATTTGATCAATTTATCACAGATGCAATGAATGACTTTGAACAATTTTCTAAGCAAAAAGCTGAGACAGACGCAAAAAACTAACTGACTACCTTCGCAACTCACTTTTTGGCGGAGGTATGAATGCAGATCAGTACTTTGAGATGTGTGAGCAGATGGGTTGGGAACCTCGTGAAGAAGATATTCCAATAGACCCATCTACTTTGTCTTTAGAATCTCAACAAGCACTCGTAGTTTTAAACGCTTTACCTGATAAATGGGAAGGTATGAGCGGCACTTGGATGGGTAAAGATTATGCTGGTTTAGAGGCAATCTTTAACATCTATGAGATAGAAGACCGTCGAGCTGTATTTGAGTTATTACGTGCAGGTGAATCAGAAATGAGTAGTTACTATGCTCAAAAACGAAAAGAACAAGATTCATTATCAAAAGCACAGAGAGGAAGATAAGTGGCTGGCAATAAAAGTACAATTGCTACTTTAAAAGGTAAAAGTGAAGGTTTTGACAAGGTTCGTAAGGATCTTGATCGTACCAGTGATTCTACACAGCGACTTGACCGTAGAACTACTCGATTAGGCCAATCATCTGCTGGTTCTGCTCGTTCTTTTTCTTCTCAAGCTTCTGGTTTAGGTGGTTTAGTCGGCGTTTATGCAGCCGCTGCTGCAAACGTATTTGCTATTACTGCTGCATTCGACGCTTTAGGTCGAGCTGCTCAAGCTGAACAAATTGTTCGTGGTACTAAAATCTTAGCTCTTGAGATCGGTCAAAACGGATCTCGTATTCTTCAAAGTGTACAAGAGATAACACAAGCCCAGCTAACTCTTGCTGAATCTGCCCAAAATATTAACATTGCTCTATCTGCTGGTTTTAATACCGAGCAGATTGAAGCTTTATCTGAAGTTTCTTTGAAAGCTTCTAGAGCTTTGGGACGAAACTTGACAGACGCATTCCAGCGAGTAGTTCGCGGTGCTGCAAAACTTGAACCTGAACTGTTAGACGAACTTGGTATCTTTACTCGTATTGATCCCGCAGTTGAGGCATATGCTTCTAAACTTAATATTGCTACTAATTCATTGACCAACTATGAAAAACGTCAAGCATTTGTAAATGCGGTAATTGAAGAAGGTCAAAAGAAGTTTTCATCTATTGACACTACTGTTGATAATTCACAAAAGAAGTTTGAACAACTTCGTGTTGCACTAACTGAGCTTGCTCTTGAGTTTGGTCAATTAGTCGCTGGAGTGCTTGGTCCTCTTGTAGACTTCTTTAAGAACAACATTGGTAACGCATTGTTGCTTTTTGGGGGTATTTTAACTCTTGTATTTGGTAGAGCACTCAAAGCAATTGCAGGTTTTGTTACAAACGGTATTTCACAGATCGGTCGTTTTGCTGAGTATTTAGCTGATAAAGCTAAAATAGCTCAAGGAACTTTAGGTAATCTTACAAAAGCTATAAACCAACCATTACAAGGTCAGGGCGGTGGTTTAACAGGTATTAGAACTGCTCCTTTAAAAGGCCAAGATGTTGCTCAAGCTGCTCGATTCAAAGAAGCTCTTGAATTGCAAAGAAGTGCGCAGGTAGGTTCTGTTTCTGAACTAAATAGAGTTAACAAAGCTTATAAAGAACAGCTTAAAGTATTAACTCCTGGTACTAAATCTTTTATCAATCTTGAAGCTGCTATTCAACGTAATAACGCTGCACTTGCTACAGCAGGATTTAGAGCTAAGGCATTTATTGCTGTTTCTAACTCATTAGGAGTTAGTGTAAAATTTCTTACATCAACCGTTTCCGTGTTAGCGGGTGCAATTAACGGACTATTTATTGGACTTGCTATAGCCCAGCTTGCAGGAACTCTTTTTGATACTGACATACTTGGTGCTATAAAAGGATTTTTTGTCGATTTATCTAAACGTGCTGCTGAACTAAAGGCAGGCTTAGCTGGTATTACTACAGCAGTCGGAGGTGATAAGTTAGAGAGAGAACTTAAACGTGTGGGAGCTACTACTGAAGATTTAGAAGATTTACCTGAAACTTTAAAATCGATTAATGTTGATATCAATAACTTAGCACAAGGTTATTTTAAGTCATTTGCAACAGCAGATGTAGATAAAATTTTAGATTCGTTTGGTGCGGTTGGTAATTCTGCTACTTTAGCGGCTACACGATTTAAATCTTTAGGAGCAGAAACAGCAAGATTAGCTGCTCTTGAGATTAACTTAGCTGGGGAAAAAGAAAAAGGCACTGATGCAGATAGACAACGTATTGCTATTCTTGAAACTTTGATTGATGCTCAAAAACGTTTTGGATCAAGCTCTTTGATAATTGGAGGAGTAGCTGATCAGCTTGGCCTTAGTGCTAAAGAAACTGCAAAAGCTTTAGAAGGTGTTATTACTGTTACAGATGATAAAACTTTAATTAATTTTGGAGAAGGCATTGATATCTCAAATAAATCTTTAGGAGATTTAGATAAAGGCACTGCTGAAGTAATTGTAAACTTAGCTCTTCTTGAGCAGTCTTTAAATAAGGCTGAAACTGCTTTTGATGCTGGAACTGCTTCTGCAGAAACTCTCTCAAAACAGTTAGGCGGGGCACGTGCTACTCTTAAAGAGCTGATTGAGGCTGAAAGAGAAAGACGACCAAGAGGTGAAAGTCAAGAAATAAAAGAGGCAAAAGAAAGAGTAGCTCTTTTAGAGCAACAGGTGAGAACTCTAAAAAGTCTTGAAACTAATACTCAAGCTTTAGATAAAGTGTTTGGTAAGTTTGGCAATACTCTCGACACTGCTTTAGCTCAAGGAGTAATTGGTTTTGGAGGTCTTGCAAAAGATGCAAACGATATTGCTCAAAATCAGATTAACTTCTTAAAAGCTCAGACAGAGTTTTCCGATAATGCAGAACAGGCTGCAAAGATTAGACTTGCTTTATCAACAGAAAACGGAGAACGTGACGCTGAACAAGTTGTGCTTGTGCAGAATAGAGAAAAAGCTCTCAAGGCTATTCTTGGACTGTCTATTGATTTAGCTCAAAGTATTGAAAAAGAAACTAAGGCTCGCCAAAAAACTCTTGATACTTTAGCATCTCAATTAGTAATTCTGCGGCTTCAACGAAGACTACAAAATCAACAAGCTGATCTCAATCTACTCAAAGAACAACAAAAAACTATTGAACAAACTGGACAGATTAGACTTGATATAGCAAAAAAAGAATTAGAAGTTACAAAAGAACTTGATTCTCAACTTCAAAAACGTTTTGAACTTGAACAAAAGCTAACTGAGCAAGCTCAGAAGAGACGTGATATTATTGCACAAACTTCTAACCAACAAAATATAAGAGATTTTCAAAACGCACAAGCTGCCAGACAAGCTAATATCACAGCTCAACAGTCAGCTATTAATACTCTTGACGCATTTCCAAATCTACGCTCTGATGAGCAAGCCAGACAAGCTCGTGAACGCCTAATTCAGCTTGAAAAAGAAAATCAACTTGCAACACTCAGAGAACGTGAGCGGATTGCAAAGTTTGAATCTGCAAATGCAGTTGTAGCTCTTCAAAATCAACGTAAACTATTACAAGAACAAAACGAAAATAATAATCGTAGAATTGCTGCACAGCTTGATATCCAAGATCAACAAGCACAAATTAGACAAGCAGAACAAGCAGCTGAACTTGTAAAACTACAAAATGACTCTGCTAATCTTGAAAAACAACGTGCAATCATTGAAACGCAACGTCAAATCGAGGCTCGTCAAATTGACGCTCGTGAGGCAGAGTTTGCACGTCAAAATGCACTGGCTGCTGAAAATCTGGAAACTCTCAGAATTCAAGAAAAAACTATTAATGGATTCAGAGATGGCGTAGATCAATTCGCTAAAAGTGTTGAAGGTTTCTTAATCGGGCAAGGCTTTAAAAAAGAAGAAGCTTCCTCTATGGTAGGAGAGGCCCTTAGAGATCTATCATCGGATTTTACAATCTTAGAAGGTCTGCAAACAGCAATTGAAACTCTTCAAGGAGACTTAATATCAGAACAGAGAGGTATAGCCGGTGACAAGCAGTCTCAAGCACTTGCTATTCTTGATGAACAGATTAGTCGTAATGACACTCTTCTTGCATTGACTGCAAAACGTCAAGTAATTGAAAATAGACTTGAAAGCCTAAAGTCTGCAGCGGCTGTTCAAGAACTTGAAGATACAATTACTCTTAATAATTCTCAAATAGCAACTATTAATCAACAGATTGAACTTGAACAAGAGAAGCTTGACACAACTCTTAATGCAATTGACATAGAAAAAGATGCTGTTGTCTCTGCGACAGCTGAAAAGTTAAAATCAATTGAGCGTGAACGTGCAGCTACCCTTCGTTTAGTAAATGATCTTGTTGGTGCTTTAAATGATGGAGTTGGAAAAGCTCTGGAAACAATCTTTGATAACATTGCTGAAGGCAAAAAAGTGGGTGAAGGATTGAGAGATGTGTTGTTTGAGACATTTGAGAATATTCGCAAAACCATTCTTCGTCAGACTCTAATTGAACCAATTCAAAACTTTATTTCTGAATCAGTTGGTAGCTTCTTTGGTATTGAACAACGCGGTGCTGACAATGCCAAAGTCATTGATGGAGCACTTTTAGTTACTACTGGTGCTGTAAGTAGTGTAGGCGGA